ATACAATTAGCCAATGCCTTAAAACCATACAGTGAAAACAAAGACTATTCTAAGATACTTATTAAAGTAATTAGATTTGTCGTAATGAGGAATACATAATGAAACCAAACTTTGAAGAGTACCATGAAGAAATGACAAAAGCTCATATCAAATCTGAAGAGGGTTATAAGCTAGAAGCCTATAAATGCACCGAAGGATACTTAACAGGTGGATATGGACACAGAATTATGGACGGAGAAGCTATACCTTCTGATAAAGCAGGTTGGGAAGCTATCTTTAATGAAGACTATAAAACAGCTAAAATGGGTGCAACAGAACTTGTAGGTAATAGTGAAAATTTACGCCCTCAAGCGTTTGGTCTTATTATAGAAATGGTATATCAAATGGGGACTTATGGTGTCTCTAAGTTTAAGAAGTTTCTTTCTGCTCTTAATCAGGAAGAGCCAGACTATGTAGAAGCGTCTAAGGAGATGTTAGATAGTAAATGGGCTAAACAAACGCCTAACAGAGCTAATAGAATGTCTGAAAGAATGGCTGAAATAGCTACCAAAATATTTGGTTAAAAAATCTGAAATGGTATACGATATATCGGCACTGTAATTTTCCCCATTGCTTGATTTTTGGTATATCCAAACGACAATAAAACTAGGAAAATCAAGGGTTTTTAAAGGCTCTTATAGGACTTTATATCCTTTGTAACTTTCAAATCTAAACTTTTGTTTTTATTCTGTCTTTGTTTGTGCTCTGGTCTATTTTATTTAGAATGACTATTAATAGTTAAAGTTCCCATTATAGAGATAAAAAGCTCAACTCTATCTATATACTGGGTAGCTACTCACTAACTTATTAATTAAAGAAGGAAGGAAGCAAACACAATGAACGCATGGGATAGGCTCGGCTTCTTTATAGATGACCACGCAAGAGCAATAACAATAACTCAAACAATCATAATAATTATTTTGTTATGTTTTATAATATAATTAAAAGAAGCAGGAACGGCTAACACGCCGCCGCCTGTTTTTTTCCTTTTTAGAATGATTATAAGTTGCAACAAGGTGCGACAAATCGCACATGCTATTAATGCAACAAAGGATAAAAAGCATTTGCAATTTAAAATTAGGTATGATTTAAGAAGATATGTTTTTAATTTTTCAAATTTTAAACTTTCAGAGTTTGCAAGATTTACTGAATATAAATAATCTTTGAGCCTTCGGCGGTTAAATCCTTTTTTAGGATTATATCTGCACAGAGTTGATGTCTAAGGACGAAGGGAAGCCCTCTTAGCTTGAAGGCGATTGCTGACGCAAAGTAGGTCAAGCTGTTTTTGTTTGTCTCTAGGTATTCAGCCTAGACTGATGAGCTCCAGTAGAGCGAAACAAACAAAACAAAGGACAATAACAATGGACAATCCATATACAGAAAATCTTGCTGACTTTGGCTACAGAGAGCAAGACGAAGCAAAAGACATTTTTGAAGCGTGGAAGCTGAACGGCTTACCTAGTGATTTTGAAAATGACGGCGTTAAGTTAGCTTTCAATAAAAATTCAGGTTATGTTTTTTTAACTAATTCTGAATATCAAGTTGCAATGTGTGACGGCGATAAAAAATTATATTCTTTTTATAGCTCACCTTATGAAGGCAAAGAAGGGAGCTTTGAAGATTTAAAAGAAGAATATGAAGACATGAACTCAGAAGACAAAGAATGGTTTTTTGATGTCGCTGAAAATATCAACAGACAACAGGAGCTTACTAATGGCTAAATTTATACACCCTAAAATAAGACGTATGCAAAACGCCGAGAGCGTGGAGAAATACCAAGACGAGCAAGACCGAAAGCAATTCTTTGCAGACTACAACAAAGAAAAAGACAGAACCAAAAAAATTGAGATGTTAAGAACAGCAACTCAAAATGCTTGGATATAAATATGGGTTTATTCATATTTACATTTTTAATGATTGCCTTTTTTATTTGGTGGTCAATTTCTGCGTTTAAATAAACAAGAGCGAAACAGGGCGGAGCTTCCGCCTTGTCTTGAGGTTATGCCTCAACTGACGAGCTCGTAAACAAACAAAACAAACAGGAGATAACAACAATGATTGATTTTATAATTTATGGAATAGTTGATAACGGCGTGATGATTTTAGGTGCTATGACTGGCTACGAGTTGGAGCGGTACTTACCAAAAAGACTTCAAAAAGGTCTGGGTGCTGTCGTAGGTGCCGGACTTGGGAACGCTTGTTCTGATTTCTTGGGCGGTGCTTCTACTGCGTCTTGGGATTTAGCCTTCGGCACAGCTTCAGGCTGTCTAATAGGTTTAATATTCATTCCGTTATTGGTTTACATTGGTAAACTTAGAAGAGCACACAAAACAAAATAAGCAACACTGAAGAGACTTGAAGAGTCGAAACAGGGCGGACTTGTGCCGCTCTGTCTGTTGCCTTTTAAAGTTCCCATTGGGAGCGGAGCAACACAAACAAAACAAGGAGTATAACATGAAAGACACTATTCAATTAATTGGTGGCGTTCTTGGAGCGTTGCTGTTCGTTGGCACTATGTGGGCTTTGGCTTGGGTAGGTTGTGCAATGAGTGACGCTTGTTGGTATGCTTATACAGGTCAACTGTAATATGAGCGGAGACCATCAAAGACGTTATGAGATATGGCAACAGCCAGAAACTCGACTGCGTTTTTTATCTAGTGAAGAATGGGCTTTTGATAATAAGATAGCTCAAAAATGTTGGGGTCACTGGGAGCTTGGCACTTGCGATTATAAAGCCGCAGGTGTGAGCGAGGCAGACTTCAATAAATACATGGAGATAAGACGCAGGTATCTTGACTGGGAGCATAAGGGTCAAATGGCTTTTCTTTATAGAAGAGACAACGATTGGCAGGAGCTTTGTAAAAAGTATAATCTTGCAGACTTACCTTATGAATACCGAGAAGAGAAAAAGCGTGACAATCGAAAAGAGCTTCAACAAATTATCCTTCAAGCCGTAAAGGATAACACACTGAAGAAGAAGCCATTATTGGCTTTTCTTAGAACTAATAATCCTGACCTTAATTCGTCAGCGATTAATAGGCAACTTAACAAACTACTCAAATGTAGAGCTTTAGATATAGACACTAAGTTCAAGACGAAGCGGTACGTTATTATGGGTGCGTACTTTAGCTCACATTACATTAAGTAGTGACTGGGGACGAAGGCGTGAGATTAACACAGACAATCACGCCTTTGTCTTTTTTAAAATAAACAAAGGAGCAATTATGAAACTTAGACAAGTATATGACAAGCAAGACTGGGAAAAGTGCCAGTCTCAAAGAGCGTTGTCTGTTATAGATATAATAGGCAACATAGAACCTAAAAATGTAAATGATGAGCATATTGAAAAAGTTAGAAATAGACTTGAAAAAAAAGGTTTATCAGGTGCTACAATTAATAGATACTTAGCGTCTTTATCTAAACTTTTAAAGTATGCTCATAAGCGTTATACAATTTTTAATATGGAGCGTATGCCGCACATTGAATGGTATAAAGAGAGCAAAGGTAGAATAAGATATATAAGCAAAAAAGAAGAAGCTAAAATTATTGAGCTATTAAAGGACTCAGAATATCTGAGCCTTTATCTTTTTCTTATGGATACTGGAATGAGATTGAGCGAGGCACTTTCATTTACTAAAGAGGATATTCAAGAGCTTGGAGACAAAACTTATATAACTTTATATGGTACTAAAAATGGAGACACTAGAAGCGTTCCATTAACAGACAGAGCCAAGAAACTAGGAGTCAATACTTTTAAACATTTAGATTATTGGAAAGCTGAGAACACTTGGAAACAGTTGCGTAAAGACATGGGACTAGCAAATGATAAGCAATTTGTTATTCATGCTTTACGTCATACTTGTGCGTCAAGATTGGCTCAGTCAGGTAAGATTGAGTTACACATAATAAAAGAATTATTAGGTCATAGAAGCTATAATACGACTTTAAGATATAGTCATTTTAAACCTAGTAATTTATTAGGAGCGGTGGACATTTTAAATAACTTAGATTAAAGTACCCATTATAGATTAACCACAACCATCACTTAAGGAGTGTTAATAATGACAAAACTATTAGAAGTAATGCCTACTTATAAAGACCAAGTTGAACATGAAAAGCAAATGCTTGAGCTTGGAAAACAAAGAACTAATAAAAGAAGACAGTCTCATGTTGAGCGTGAGGAAGAGTCTGTAACGAGTTACGGAAAAGTAATGGTAGCAAATACCATAAGACCTTTAGCAATAGGTATAAAAGAATACCTTGAGACATGTGCTAAGAATACAATAGGGCAACCACCAGTAGCTTTCATGCACCTTGCAGGAGTAGACCCTGAAATATCCGCCCTCATCACAGCCAAACATATCATTAATACAATCACACAATACAAACCACTTACCGCTACTTGTATTAGCTTAGGTGGTAAAATCGAAACAGAAGAACAGCTTAAGAATTTTCAGTTTTTAAATCCTGAGCTTTACCAAGTAGTAAAGTTAGACCTTGATAAGAGGTCATGGAACTATGCTTACAAAAGAAGGAAGCTAAGGGAGACAGCCAAAAGAGGAGAGGTAGCTTGGACTGAGTGGACTACACCTCAAAAACTACATGTTGGTATTCGTCTAGTTGAGCTTATGGTTGAGAAGACAGGGCTAATTGAAATTGGCACTGAGACTATCAATCGTAAAAGAACTAAGATTATTAAACAGACTCAAAAAACTAGAGAGTGGATTAAAAATAGAAATGAGTTTAACGAACTGTTAAACCCAGAGTACCTGCCAACAGTTATGCCGCCGAAACAATGGACGTCTGTAAGTGGCGGCGGTTATTGGACTTCAGAGCTACCAGAGCTTGACCTTGTTAAACAAAGAAACAAGAAGTTTAAGAAAGAGCTTGAGAACTTTAAAATGCCTGAAGTTTACAGTGCAGTAAATGCAATGCAGAACACAGCGTTTAAGGTAAACAACTTTATACTAGGCGTTATGCAAGAGGCTTGGGACAAAGGAATAGCCATAGGCGGTATGCCGCCATTAACAAACATGGAGATACCTAATAAGCCACATGACATAGACACTAATGCTGAGAGTAGAAAAGCATGGAAGAAACAAGCAGTCGTAGCTCATACTGAAAATGCTAGAATGTTTAGTAAGCGTTTATTGTATGCTAAAATTATTTGGTTAGCTCAAAAGTTTAAGCAATACAAAACAATTTACTTTCCATTACAATTAGATTTCAGAGGGCGTTGTTATGCTGTCCCTGCTTTTCTTAACTATCAAAGTATAAGTGGAGCTAAGGCTTTGTTAAACTTTAGTTATGGTAAAGCTATCACAAAAGAAAACAAAGGTGATTTCTGGTTAGCCGTACATGGAGCTAACATGTGGGGTAAAGATAAGCAAACACTTGAAGGTAGAGTTGAGTGGGTAAAAGAAAATGAAGACATGCTTATTAAATGTGCTGAAGACCCATTTACTAATAGACAGTGGGAAGACGCTTCATCTCCGTTTCAAGCTCTAGCATTTTGTGAAGAGTGGAGACAGTTTAAAGAACAAGGCTATGGGTTTGTCTCAACAATACCAGTTGCGATTGATGGCTCATGTAATGGACTACAATTATATTCTTTAATGCTTAAAGATAAAGAAGCAGGAAAATTAGTTAATGTAGTGCCAAGTAAAACACCACAAGACATTTATCAGTTAGTTGCTGATAGTGTGACTGAGCGTTTAAAAGAAGAAGCACAAAAAGGAACAGTCTATGCTCAGATGTGGTTAGACTATAAAGTTAAGCGGAGCACAACAAAGAGAAGTATTATGACAATCTGTTATGGGTCAACAAGATACTCATGCACAGACTTTGTTGTTGAAGACTTAACTAAACGACAGGATAAAGGAGAGAAGCACCCATTCTTTACAGATGTTTTTAAACCTGCAAGTTTCTTAGCAGGAATTATCTGGGACAGTATTGGAGACAATTTAAAAAGTGCTCGAATAGGAATGGATTATCTGCAAACGATTTCAAGATTGTTAGCAAAAGAACAGTTACCTATTCATTGGATAACACCAGTTGGATTTCCAGTGTATCAATCATATCCTGAAATGAAAAGCAAACGAGTCAAAGCAATGTTAATGGGTGAAGTTATTAAACCTAGAATAAACACTGAGACTGATAAGACCGACAAGTTGCGAATGAGTAATGCTATTGCACCTAATCTGGTTCATAGCACTGACTCTGCCGCAATGATGAAGACTACAAACATAGCTTATGAAAATGGCATTAGAAATTTTTGTAATGTCCATGATTCATTTGCTACTACAGCAGGAGATGTAGAAACATTGACTGCAAGTTTAAAGGAAGCGTTCATACAAATATTTACTGAACATGATGTGTTGAAAGAATTTAAAGAAGATGTCTTTCACCAGATACCTGAAAACTTAAGAGCTAAATTACCTGACGTACCTGAGAAGGGTGATTTAGATATAACATTACTCAGGGAATGTGACTTTTTCTTTGCTTAATCAATCCGCAAATGCTTAAGAAACATAACAGGGTAGTAAAGTACCCTTAATAGACAAGAAAGGTTGATAACATGGATAAAGACAATGGATACTACCAACAATTCAGAACCATGCCATTAGATACGGCAGTAAGTTTTATGATGAAGGGGTGGATAATCGAAGAACCAATAGAGGACGAAGACAATGAAGAACAATAATGTAAAGATTGTATCACCAGTTGGAGTGAGCCAATACGCATGGCTTACACAACCTGATACTAGGTTTGATAATGATGGTCATTACAAGACTAATTTAATTATTAAAACTGAAGACGCAAAGCCACTCATTAAACAAATTGATGATGAGATGGCGGCTAGTCTTACTCTTGCTAAAGAGAAGGCTAAAGGTAAGAAAGTTAAGGAAGGTAATGCTCCTTACGAAGCTGAAGTAGATGATGAAGGTCAAGAGACTGGAAACACTATCTTCAAATTTAAAACTAAAGCACAAATCATTTCTAAAGATGGGAAAGTTATTCCTAATCGAGTTGCTTTGTTTGATACTAAAGGCAAACCAATGACAGATGTAAATGTCTGGTCAGGAAGTGAGATGAAATGCTCTGCTGAACTTATCAAATATTACACTGCAATCGCAGGTGCAGGAGTTTCAATGAGACTACGAGCTTGTCAGATAACTAAGTTAGTTGAAGGTGGTAGTGGTAACGCAAAAGGATACGGCTTTGATGATATTAAAGACGGATACGAATTTGTAGAAAGCAAAGAAAATGATGTTCAAGAAGAGACTGAAACACAAGCGTCTGACTTCTAATCAAGTTGGACATAAGTATGGTTTCAGGTCAGGACTTGAGGAGCAAATAGCTGATGAGTTAAGAGGTCTGCGTGTGACGTATGAATTTGAAGAGACTAAGTTGAAATATACTAAGCCTCAAAAAATACATACTTATACACCAGACTTCTACTTACCTAAGCAAAAGATTTTTATTGAAACAAAAGGTCTGTTTATGACAGCAGACAGACAAAAGATGAAGCTCATTAAAGAGCAACATTCAGATAAAGATATTAGATTTATATTTTCAAATGCAAAAGCTCGAATAAGTAAAAAGTCTAAGACTACTTACGCCATGTGGTGTGAGAAGTATGGATTTCAATGGGCTGATAAACACATACCGAAGGAATGGTTAAATGAGTAACGAGAGAGAACAAACTAAGTATATAATAATACACTCTACCGATACTCTACCTGAAAAAGATTTATCTGCAAAAGATGTAGCTGACCAAGACAGAAAAGAAGGTTGGCTATCATGTCGCTTTCATAAAGTTATTACTAGAGATGGTAATGTCGAAGATGGTAGAGATATTAAAATTGCAGGAGCTCACATTGAGAATAGTGAGAAAGTAACTAACGCAAACTCAATAGGAATTTGCTTAGTAGGCGGCAAAGGAATTGATGATAAGCCTGATTGTAACTTTACCTTAAAACAGTACAATGCTTTGAGTGAGCTTGTATCTGAATTAAAATTAGAGTATAAGAAAGCTGTTATCATGGGCTACAGAGATGTAGCTGATGTCCTGTCTCCGCACTTCAACATAAAGGAGTTGCTGAGATAGTTTTGTTTGACCCTGCCAGTAGCAATACTGGTGGGGTTTTTTTATTCCCAAATATTTAATCAAAAAAATTTAGAGAGAAAATGGAAAGTAACTTTTTATATCACAGCCCATGTGAAGACTGCGGTTCTAGTGACGCTAACAGCGTTTATGATGATGGACACACGCATTGTTTTTCATGTGGAACAACCAAGAGAGGACAGGATTTGACAACACCAGAAACTAAAACAATAAACAAAGACTTTGTTACAGGTCAAGTTACACCTCTTACTAAACGAGGTTTAGATATAACAACTCTCCAAAAATTTAATTATCAAACTGGTACATACAATGGAAAGCCAGTTCAGATTGCAAACTATTATAATAAAGACAGACAATTAGTTGCACAAAAATTACGACACCAAGATAAAACTTTTCAATGGTTAGGTGAAGCAAAAGAGTCTGGTTTATTTGGTCAGCATTTGTGGAGAGATACAGGAAAAATGTTGATAGTCTGCGAAGGAGAAATTGACGCCTTATCAATTAGCAAAATTAATCAGAATAAATTTCCTGTTGTTAGTATTAAATCAGGAGCTCAGGGTGCAAAGAAAGATATACAAAGAGAACTTGAATGGGTTGAAGGTTTTGAATCTGTTGTCTTTATGTTTGACCAAGACGAACAAGGTAAAGCAGGTGCACTAGCATGTGCAAAATTACTTACACCTAATAAAGCAAAGATTTGTACGTTACCTATGAAAGACGCTAACGATATGTTGGTTGCAGGTAAAGTAAAAGAATTAGTAGATTGTATTTGGTCAAGCAAAGCATACAGACCAGATGGAATAGTATTAGGTTCAGACTTATGGAATGAAGTTAAAACAGAAGATGAGTATGTCAGTGTAGATTATCCATTTGAATGTATGAATACAAAGACACATGGTCTTCGTAAAGGTGAGCTTGTTACAATAACAGCAGGTTCAGGTGTAGGTAAGAGTAGTTTCTGCCGACACATTGCTCTGCATTTATTGCAGAAAGATTTTAAAGTTGGATACATTGCATTAGAAGAAAGCGTTAAGAGAACTGCTCTTGGTATAATGGGTGTGTCATTAAAGAAACCATTACACTTAACAAGAGAGGGCGTAGATGAAACCGAACTTCACAAAACATTTGACGCTACTGTTGGTAATGGGAGCTTTTATTTATACAATCACTTTGGCTCTACAGCTAGTGACAATCTAATATCTAAAATAAGATACTTAGCTAAGTCATGTAACGTAGACTTTGTTGTACTTGACCATTTACACATGGCACTATCAGCCGTTGGTGATGAGACAACAAATGATGAAAGAAAACTTATTGACTACACAGTTAGTAAGTTAAGAACTTTAGTTGAAGAGACAGGCATTGGATTAATATTAGTTAGTCATTTGCGTAGGTCTACTGAAGGTGACAAAGGTTTTGAAGATGGAAAGCAAGTCACATTAAGTAGTCTTAGAGGGTCAGCAAGTATAGCTCAACTATCTGACATGGTTATTTCTATGGTCAGAGATTTAAAATCAGAAAAGAATACTACTAAAGTACAAATACTTAAGAATAGATTTAGTGGTGAGACAGGAAACTGTTGTGATTTGTTTTATGATTTAGAAACAGGTTGTCTTACTGAAGTGAAAGCTGATGTCTTAGATGACTTTTAGGAGAAATGCTAGGCAATGGACACACATAGTAATGGAAGCATTAGCCGAAGCAAAGATACAACGAGATAAAATAATTACTATTCATGTAGCTAAAGATAAATCTTTTATGGTTGTTGAAGAAGCAATCATGGCGTTGATGGCTGACGGCGTAGAAGCCGCCTTCCGTTTAGACATACAAAAACACACATTACATTAGGAGAACATATTGACATTACCAACAGTAACTAAGAAAGTATTAAATGCAGATTATGTGCAGGTCACATGGTCTGACATAAATAGCAATTCTTCTTGGCTGTCTTTGAAGGACGCCCTCAATAGTAAAGTTACAATTTGTATCTCAACTGGTTGGTTAATTAAAAAAGATAATGATGTGCACATAGTTGTTTCAGATGTGAACTTCAATGATGATGGAACATTAGGAGATGTAGGTAACATAACTACCATGCCTTCTAGCAATGTAATTAAAGTTAAGAAGATAAAATTATGAGATATTGTTTTGACATAGAGACAGATGGATTTCTTGAGGACTGCTCAACAGTTCATTGTATTGTCTTAAAAAATATTGACACGAATGAAATATTAAAACCCACAAATGAAGAAGCGGTTAGACTTTTAGAGAACGCAGATTTAATTGCAGGTCATAACATAATTAAGTTTGATATACCTGTACTAGAGAAATTTTTTGGCTTTAAAACTAAAGCTAAAATTTTCGATACAATCGTAGCAACTCGTTTGTTGTTCCCAGATATTAGGGACAGTGACTTTAAACGAAATGACTTCCCTGCGAATTGTATTGGTCGACACAGCTTGAAAGCGTGGGGTTATAGGGTGGGCAATTACAAGGAAGCATTTGATACAGACTGGAAAACATTTAGTCCTGCTATGCTAGACTATTGTGTTCAAGATGTAGAAGTCACTCACAGTTTATTTACTATGATACATAACAGAGGTTACTCTGAACAAGCAATGGACTTAGAACATGAGGTAGCTACACTTATCTACACTCAAGAGAAACATGGTTTTACTTTTTATAAAGAGAAAGCCGAAGCATTGTATTCTAAATTAAATGCAAGACGCATGGAATTAGAAGAGGAACTATCTAAAATATTTTTACCTATTACTACTAAAAGAGTATCAGAGAAAACAGGTAAACAATTAAAAGATAAAGTAACAGTCTTTAATCCATCAAGCAGACTACACATAGCTGATAGATTAAAAGAAAAATATAACTGGCAACCAGAAGAATTTACACCAGATGGTAAACCTAAATTAGATGACTCAGTGTTATCACAACTGGAATATCCTGAAGCAAAAATTTTATGCGAACATTTTTTATTAGATAAAAGAATAGCACAACTAGCTACAGGCAATCAGGCATGGTTAAAGGTAGAACGTAACGGAAAGATACATGGTGTATGTAATACTAACTCAACTGTTACAGCCAGAGCTACACATTCCTCACCAAACTTAGCACAGATTCCTAGTGTGTCTGTTCCATTTGGAAAAGAATGTAGAGAATTATTTACTGTACCCAAAGGTAAGAAGCTAGTGGGTATAGATATTTCTGGTCTTGAAATACGAATGTTATGTCACTTCATGTCTAAGTATGATGATGGAGAATATACTAAAGTTGTATTAGATGGTGACATACACACAGAGACACAGAAACTTGCAGGGCTAGAATCAAGAGACCTTGCAAAAAGATTTTACTATTGCTTTTTATATGGTGGTGGTGTCAAAAAAATATCACAAGTAATTGGCAAGAAAGTTAGTGAAGCGTCTAAAGTTAAAAAGCGTTTCTTAAATAATTTACCTGCGTTGAATAAACTTATTACGCAAGTACAATCTGCGGCGGAGCGTGGATACCTCGTTGGTCTTGATAAGAGACACATTAAAGTTAGGTCACCACACGCCGCACTGAATACTTTATTACAATCTGGTGGAGCTCTTGTTTGTAAACAATGGCTTGTTGAATTTGATAAAGAAATAAAAAAGATACCTGAGGCACAACAAGTGGTTTGGGTGCATGATGAAATACAAGTCGAATGTCTTGAGAAAGACGCTGAGACTGTTGGTAGACTAGCTGTCGAATGTATCAAACGAACTGGCGATTACTTCCAATTAAGACTTCCTCTTACAGGGGAATTTAACATAGGAAATAATTGGAGCGAAACACACTAATGAAAAATAATAAGTTTGATATTGATTTAAAATATGGTCAAGAGCGAGAACAAAAAGTAGCGTCATTGTTAGACGCAGATAAAAATAAAATAGAAGTTAAAACAGAAAGAGACTGGTGGTATAAAACTGGTAACATAGCAATAGAGGTAGAGTGTTGGGGTAAACCCAGTGGACTATCTGTTACTAAAGCTGACTGGTGGATACACATACTAGCTAAAGGTGATAAAGATTATTGTAAACTTATCTTTGATGTACCTCAGCTAAAAGAAATAGCAGAAAAATTTAAAGACAATTACAAAATGATTGGAGATAATCATGCCGCTAAGTGCATACTTATTCCACTCAAAGAATTGTTTAACAAGAAAACAATAACCGAGAGGACAGTACAATGATAGAGAGAAAGAAAGCAAAGCCAATTAAAAGACGTTTGTTAATTGATGGTGATATTCTTATTTATAAAATTGCTACTATGAATGAAGTAGATACACATTGGGGTGATGGTCTATGGACTCTTCACTGTGATGAAAACATTTGTAAGACACAAGTAGATAATACAATAGATGAGTTGTTAGTAGACCTAGACGCTGACGCTTACATGATAGCGTTGACTGACACTAAGAACTTTAGAAAAGATGTGCTACCTTCTTATAAAGATAATCGTAAAAGTAAACGTAAGCCTATGGTTCTTAATGCGTTGCGTGAGTATGTGCTTAAGCAACATAAAGCTATTATTTATAAGAACCTAGAAGCAGATGATGTCTTAGGTATCTTTGCTACTGCACCTCATAAAGAAGAGCGTGTGATTGTTTCTATAGATAAAGACCTGCGACAAATACCTGCACTTATATCTCAAGACGGCAAGACTATTGAGAAAGTAACTAAAGCTGAGGCTGACTATTGGTTTATGGTTCAAGCTATGGCAGGTGACAGTGTGGACGGATACACTGGCGTACCTAAAGTAGGAGTCAAGACAGCCCAGAAACTATTGGGTGACATTAATGTTCCCCTCTTAGACTTATGGAAGACTGTCTTAAAAACCTATGACAAAGCAGGGTACTCTAAGAAAGAAGCACTGCAACAAGCTAGGGTTGCACACATATTAACTAACAAAGACTACAACAGAAAGACAGGTAAAGTAAAACTATGGCAGATATGATTAAAGAACCACCTCATTACACACAACATGAGATAGAACCTATTGATTTTATTGTCAAAAATAAATTAGATTTCTGTCAAGGTAATGTGGTGAAGTATGTTTGTCGTTATAATTTAAAGGGTGGGTTAGACGATTTATTAAAAGCAAAACAATACATTGATTTTATTATAGAAAAAGACAACCCAAAACAATTAAACTTAAAGTATGACGAAACACAAACACCTGCTAGTAAGGGCGGAACTAAACTCACCCCCAAAGGATACTAGATTTATAAAGAAGTGGGTAAGAAAATTAGTACAATCCATTAAAATGAAAATGCTAGGTAAGCCTATTGCCTATTACTGTAACAAAGAAGGTAATAGAGGGCTAACCTGTGTGACTGTTATTGAGACTTCACATATAGCATTTCATTGTTGGGACGAACAAGACCCTGCCATGTTGCAACTAGATGTTTATACATGCTCAGAACTAGATGAAGATACTATCTTCAAACAGTTAGAAACTTTCCAACCAACCAAAATAACATACAAATATTATGACAGAGAAAACAATTTAAAATTAGTAAAGGAAAAATAAAATGGATTATAGCAGAGATGAATTATTAACTTACTTTGGTAAGACTACTTTAAAAGATAGATACTTATTGCCAGAGGAGAGTTCACCTCAAGAAGCATTTATGAGAGCGGCTAAAGCGTTTTCAGATGATGACGCAATGGCTGAAAGAATTTATGACTATGCTTCTAAACTATGGTTTATGTTTGCAACACCTGTTTTAACTAATGCAGGTAGCAAAAGAGGACAACCTATTTCCTGTTTTCTAAATTATGTAGGAGATAGTCGAACAGGTTTAACCGCACACTACACAGAGAACGCATGGTTAGCGTCAGTAGGTGGCGGCATTGGTGGCTACTGGGGACATGTTCGCTCAGATGGTACACTAACAAGCGGCGGCTCACAAAGCTCAGGGTCTATACCTTTCTTACATGTAGTAGACTCAGAGATACTAGCTTTCTCTCAAGGTAAAACTAGAAGAGGAAGCTACGCCGCTTACATAGATATATCTCACCCAGAGATTATAGAATTTTTAGACATACGAAAACCTAATGGTGGTGACATACATAGAAAATGTTTGAACCTTCATCATGGAGTAAACATACCTGACAGTTTTATGCAACTGATTGAGAAATGTATAGAAGACCCAAGTTATGATGACAGTTGGAACTTGATAGACCCACACACTAAGCAAGTAGTGCGGACTGTTTCAGCTAAAGAACTATGGCAACGGATATTAGAAAACAGAGTTGCTACTGGTGAGCCCTACCTTTGCTTTATTGACACAATCAATAATGCACTTCCCCAACCTTTAAAAGATAAACAATTAAAAGTACACCATTCAAATTTATGTACTGAAATTACATTACCTACAGACGAGAAACGCAGTGCCGTTTGTTGTTTGTCTAGTGTTAATTTAGAAAAGTATGATGAGTGGAAAGACAACGATAAATTTATACCTGACTTAATTAGGTTCTTAGATAATACTCTTCAATCATTTATTGATAATGCACCAGATGAATTAGCTAAAGCTAAGTACAGTGCACACCAAGAAAGAAGTATTGGTCTAGGAGCTATGGGCTTTCATGCCTACTTACAGTCTAAAGGTATTCCGTTTGAGTCTGCTTTAGCTAAAGGACAGAACTTACAAATATTTAAAAAGATAAAAGAAGAAGCTGTTGCTGAATCTAAAAACTTAGCAGTTGAAAGAGGTGAAGCTCCTGACATGAAGGGTACTGGTATGCGTCATGCACACCTATTAGCTATTGCACCTAACGCTTCTTCATCAATAATTTGTGGGACAACCAGTCCTTCAATCGAACCATACAGAGCTAATGCTTATGTGCAGAAAACTATGTCTGGTTCATTTCTAGTTAAAAATAAATTCCTTGAAAAACTTTTAGAGTCTAAAGGAATGAATGATGAAAAGACTTGGCAGTCTATTCTAGGTAAGCGAGGTTCAGTTTTACATTTAGATGAATTAACTGAGCATGAAAAAGATACCTTTAAAACTGCTATTGAAATAAATCAGCAATGGATAATCTCACATGCCGCAGACAGACAACAATATATTTGTCAGGGTCAATCGGTTAATGTCTTTGTTCCTGCTGATGTAGATATAACAGAGCTACATGATACACACATGATAGCTTGGAAACAAAAACTAAAAACACTTTATTACTGTAGGTCAGAAGCAATTAAAAGGGCGGAGTTAGTTTCTCTTAAAGTTGAGAGAACTATAATACCAGAGTCAGAGTGTTTAGCATGTGAGGCATAGATGACAGACTCAAGTATATTTGATGACATGGATAAACCTAAAAAGTATTGTTCATGTCATAAGAAAAAAAAGAAGAAAGAAAAACAAACAATATTGTGGACAGTATACCATACCATTCTAGCAGTCGAGTTAGGAATGATTGTTATAATTGAAACAATAGAATTATTGGGGGGATTATAGAATGGGATTATTTGAAGAACGAGTACATTACAAACCATTTCAATACGAATGGGCTTTTGAAGCGTATGAGCTACAGCAACAAATGCACTGGCTTCCTAGTGAAGTACCTTTGCATGAAGATGTAAGAGATTGGAATGATAGATTAACAGCTAATGAGAAAAATCTGATTAATCAAATACTAAAGTTCTTCACACAAGGTGATGTAGATATAGCAAAAGCATACCTTGATAATTACATTCCTAAATTTAAACCACCAGAAATAAGAATGATGTTGTCTGCTATTGCAACAAGTGAAGCAAATCATGCACAAAGTTATTCATTACTAAATGATACAATCGGTTTACCTGAATCTGATTACAAAGCATTTCAAGAATATAAACAGATGGCTGATAAACATGAATACTTATTTAAAAGTAAAGGCAAAGGTTTATCAGGACTAGCTAGAGAGATGGCATGTTTCTCTGCATTTGGTGAAGGCTTACAACTGTTTGCTTCTTTTGTAATGCTACTAAACTTCTCAAGGTTTGGTCGTATGAAAGGAATGTGTCAGATAGTTACATGGTCTATAAGAGATGAGACACACCATGTTGAAAGCATGATTAAATTGTTTCATCAATTAATAAAAGAGAACCCTGATATTTGGACAGAAAAATTTAAAGCAAGTATCTATCAAACATGTAGAGATATGGTAGACTTAGAAGATAGGTTTATTGATTTAGCATTTGATATGGGTGGTGTGCAGGGACTAACACCTGACCAAGTTAAAGAATATATAAGATACATTGCAGATAGAAGACTATTACAACTGTCTTTAAAACCTAATTATGGTGTAAAACACAACCCTTTAGGTTGGTTAGATTGGGTTTTAAATGGAGTAGAACATGCGAATTTCTTTGAAAACAGGGCTACTGAGTACAATAAAGGGACACTCACAGGCTCACTATGGAAGTAAAGTACCCTTTTTAGAAGGAAACAAGATGGATAACTTAGATGATATAGTCTTACCTGTTAAGGTAGATGACTTAATTAAACTGTTAAACAAAGTATATCCTGAACAATCACCACTATTAAGTGATGATAGTAAGACAATATACTTCAAAGCAGGACAGCGTGATGTTGTCAAATTTCTAAATAACTTAAAAGAGGAGTCAGAAAAATAATGTGTATAGGTAGTAGTAAGCCAGTCAGTGCACCAGTCAGAGAAGACCCACAAATTAAATTTGTAGATGGTAATATATATGACGATAAAAAAGACCCTTTTGAAAATCCTACTCCTTCTGACAACATGGCAAAACCTACTAAAAAGAAGGAAGACAATTACAATCAAGGCGGAGTTGAAGGTTCAAACTCTGGTTTAAATATAACATAATAAGGAGAAATAAATATGTGTGGTGGTGGTTCAAGACCTGCTCCAACTCCTGTTGCTCCAAACCCTGTAGTGAACGCTTCACCTATTGGTGAACAATTAGTTCCTACATTGGAAACAGCAGACGAGTTGTCAGATAAAAAGAAGATTACTAAAAAAGCTAAGAAGTCAGGAACAGGAATGTTACAAACTTCTGGTTTAAACATAGCTTCAAGTTCAGGTAGCGGCGTTAATACTCCGTAATGCAGATGGATAACGAAGTAGTTACTAGACAAAATACTGCGGCAGAACGCTATGAAACATTAAAACAAGATAGACAATATTTCTTAGATAGAGCCAGAGAATGTTCTGAATTAACTATTCCATCTTTAATACCTGACGAAGGTTTTACTAACTCTTCCGATTTATATAATCCTTTTCAATCAGTAGGTGCTAGAGGCGTAAACAATCTAGCTTCAAAATTATTACTTCTCCTACTTCCCCCTAACGCTCCATTCTTTAGACTACAAGTAAGTGGTGACGCTAAAAAAGAAATGGAACAACAAAAGGAGATGAAGACTCAAGTTGAAAAATCTTTAGCAAATATTGAAAAAGAAGTTTCACTTAAGATAGAAGAATTAGCTTTGCGTGTAAGCATGTTTGAAGCATTAAAACATTTAATTATTGGTGGTAATGTCTTAACTTATTTACCTAAAAATAATACTATGAGAGTCTATCCTCTTTCACAATTTGTTGTAAGACGAGACCCTCAAGGAACATTAATTGAAATAGTTATTAAAGAAAGTATTGCTCACATAGCTCTTGATGAAGATATTAAAGAGCAAATGAAAATAAATGGTGATTATAAAGATGATGACCATTGTGATATTTACACACACATTTACAAATTAGACGATAAGAAATTTTATATATGCCAAGAAGTAATGGGAATAAAAATACCATCTACTATTGGTACACTAAGTGCAGACGCTATGCCTTATCAAGCATTAAGAATGGTAAGAATAGATAATGAAAATTACGGAAGAAGTTTTGTTGAGGAGTATCTTGGAGACCTCAAGAGCTTAGAAGGATTATCTCAATCACTTGTAGAAAGTGCGGCGGCGTCTTCTAAAATAGTATTTATGGTAAGACCTAATGCTGTGACAAGAAAAAAAGATTTAGCACAGACAAGAAACGGAGATATTATTACAGGTAGTCAAGATGATGTGTCTGTTCTACAGGCATTAAAACAATATGACTTACAAGTTGTAGAAAGAAGTATTCAAAAATTAGAAGAGCGTATGTCTTATGCTTTCTTATTACACACTGCAATTCAAAGAGACGCAGAGCGTGTAACCGCTCAAGAAATAAGATACATGGCGGAACAATTAGAAACAAGTATGGGTGGTGTTTATTCATTACTGTCTCAAGAACTTCAACTTCCTCTAGTTAGAGTGTTGATGAAGAGAATGAGTGCGGCAAAAGAAATACCAACTTTACCAAAAGGGACTGTAAAACCAACAATCATTACTGGAATAGAAGCTCTAGGCAGAGGTAATGACTTACAGAAACTTAGAGAATTTGTAGCTGAGATAGGTAATTTGGCACAAATAAATCCTGCTGTAGTTCAATCATTAAATCCTAATGACTTGCTAACTAGATTAGCAACAGGTTTAGGAATTGATACTGAAGGTTTAATTAAATCTCAAGAACAATTACAAGCAGAACAACAACAAGCCCAAGAGCAACAACAAATGCAACAAATGATGGAGACGGCTCAGTCTGTAGCTCCACAAGTTGCTAACAATATGACTAAGGATATGGGAAACTAAAATGGTAGACACAGTAGAAATTAAAGCAGATGAAACTACAACTGAAAAACCAGTAGAAGAAACTGCAAATCAACCAAGACCTGAAGGGTTGCCAGAAAAATTTAAGTCTGTCGAAGACATGGCTAAATCGTATGGTGAACTAGAAAGTAAACTAGGAGCTCAGGATAAATCATTTGAAAATGAAACAGAAAAATCAAATGAACCTGCAAAAGCAGAAGAGACTAAACAAGAAGAAAGTTTAGAGATAGCTGATAAAGCTGTAGCTGACGCAGGTCTTAATATGGAAACATTACAAACAGAATATAATGAAAATGGACAACTGGCTGACAAGTCTTATGAAGCACTTGAAAAAGCAGGTATACCAAAAAGTTATGTTGACGCTTTTATAAATGGTCAATCAGCACTAGCGGCTAACCAGTCTGCTGAAGTTAAAGCAGTAGTTGGTGGTGATGAAGCCTACTCTGCAATGGCAAAGTGGGCGGCTGATAATATGACTGAAGGTGAGAAGACTGCTTATAACACTGCTATTAATGGTGGTGATTTAGAAGTAACTAAACTTGCAGTCGCAGGACTAAAAGCAAAGTATGATACTGCTAATGGTACTGAACCAAATTTACTTCAAGCTAAAGCTGTGCCAACTGGTGAAGGTGGGTACGAGTCTTGGGCTCAAGTAACAGAAGCAATGTCTGATTCAAGATATACAAAAGACACTGCTTATCAAAACGCTGTCAAAGCAAAAATCGCAAACAGTAATTTATAAGGAGAACAAATGCTACTACACGCATTAAAAAAATCTTTTGAAGCAGATGTTGCAGAGCACTCTGCTGTCATAGATATATACTTACAGAAACCTGTAGGTATTGGTGAACATGATAAGCTATTAGAAGTTGTCAAAGACAGGTTTGAAAAACTTACATGTGCTAAACACTCATTAGAAGAACTAGACAAAATAGTGAATGTTAAAGAAGAAACTAAATCTAAAGAAAAAAAGTAAAGGATATAAATATGCCAATGGGAAAAGGAACTTATGGTTCTAAAAAAGGAAGACCAAGTAAAGCACTAAAAGGTGGACAGAAAAGATTACCTGCCGCTTTAAAATCAAAAATTATGAAAGCAAAAAAGAAGAAATAGTTATGGCTAAAAAAGGATTATATGCAAACATTCATGCGAAGCGTAACAGAATCAAAAAAGGTTCTGGTGAAAGTATGAGAAAAGCAGGGAGCAAAGGAGCTCCAACTGCCGCTAATTTTAAAAGAGCGGCTAAAACTGCCAAGAAAAAGTAATGGTTGCTAAAAAATACCAAAGCCCTTCAGGTGGTTTAAACGCCAAAGGAAGGGCTCATTTTAATAGCAAAGGACACAACCTAAAAGCACCAACTAAAAGTAAATCTAGCGGAAGACGTAAATCGTTTTGTGCTCGTATGTCTGGTGTTAAAGGTGCAATGTCTAAGAATGGTAAACCTACTAGGAAAGCATTAGCTTTGCGTAAGTGGGATTGCTAAGGAAAATAGTTGTGCACTCTTATTGAGGGCAACTGCCTAATTTACATAAGTTAATTAGCTTGACCTACTGCGGTAGACAATCTGGTTTAAGAGACCAAAGTAAAAAGGCTTTCTAAACAAGCGTAACAAACCAAAGGAGACACAATATGTCAAACGCAAGTCCAGTCTCAGTCGGTAAAGTTAATGCTTCTGGTACAGAAGACGCTCTGTTTCTGAAAGTTTTTGCAGGAGAAGTTTTAACTTCTTTTGATAGAGCTTCAGTTACACAAGGAGCAGAGATGGTTAGGTCTATCTCTTCAGGTAAGTCAGCAACTTTCCCAGTAATGGGTAGAGTTGGTGCGGCTTATCATGTAGCAGGTGCGGAAATTACAGGCTCAGACGTAAACCACAACGAAAAGGTTATTACAATTAATGACCTTCTACTAAGCTCAGTATTCTTATCTAACATTGAAGAAGCTAAGAACCACTGGGACGTAAGAAGTGCTTACTCAACAGAAATTGGAAGAGCATTAGCTTTCCAAAAAGATAAGCATATCTTACAAACAATCGGTCAAGCCGCTCAGGCTTCAGCGAATGTATCTGACTCAGGATATGGTGCAGGTACAGTTGTAACAAATACTTCTATTGCTTCAGCGACAGCCGCAACTGCCGCTAACGGAATGATAGACAGTTTGTTTGACGCCGCTAAAGCATTGGACGCAAACTATGTTCCTAAAGAAGGTAGAAAAGCCTTTATAAGACTAGAGGAATATTACAAACTAGCTAACGCTACAAACGCAGTTAATATCGACTTCTCAGGCGGTGCTAACGGCGGTGTTGCAGAAGGTAAAGTAATGAAAGTAGCAGGTATTGAATTAATACCAACTGCTCATTTTGTTGCTTCAGACTTATCTTCATCTACAGCAGTAGACGCAGGTAAAACTGCAACAGGTGCTTACCCACAAAGAGTTAATCTAGCAAACTATGTTTGCCTAGTTTCTCACCCTAGTGCGGCAGGTACAGTTAAATTAATGGATTTAGCAGTTGAATCTGAATATGATATTCGGAGACAAGGCACATTAATGGTAGCTAAGTACGCTATGGGTCATGGAGTTCTAAGACCTGAAGCGGCTGTAGGAATTAAAGAAGCGTAATTCTTTACGTTACTTTATACTTATAAGGAGAGGCGGTAAGGGGAGACTCAAGCCGCCTCTTTAATTTTAAAATTTAAAAAGGAACAGCATGACAACACAGATAACGCCTACGACAGAGTTACAAGCTGTCAACATTATGCTTTCCGTTATTGGAGAAGCTCCTGTAAACACAATCACAGGGACAAATAGTGTTGATGTATCAGTCGCTAAAAATATTTTAGATGAAACTTCTATGTCAATTCAATCTATGGGTTGGAACTATAATACTGAACAGGAAGTAACAGTATCATTAGACTCTAATAACAAAATACCACTTCCTGCTAACTGCGTTCAAGCAGATAGTTATTCAAAAGTTTTTAATGTAACTACTCGTAATGGTTACCTTTATGACTTAGACAAAAAAACAGATGTATTCTCGTCTGACATTTCCCTTAACTTAGTAACAGTTCAACAATTTGAACACCTACCAGAATACGCTAGACGATATATTACAATGAAGTCCGCTAGAAGATTTGCGGCAAGATTTTTAGGTGATAAAGAAATTACTAAATTAATCGGACAAGACGAACAAGAAGCTCTTGTAGCATATCATCAAGCAGACAGTAGAGAAGCTGACATAAATATGTTGGAAGGTGACGCTAATACATACTCAATAATAAATAGACCTACTAGAAGGACTTACTAATGGCTGTAGTATCGCAGAGTATTCCTAATTTTATTAATGGGATTAGTCAGCAGACACCCACTCAAAGGGGAATTAATCAAGGGTCTGACCAAATCAATTTACAAAATAATATTGTAGATGGTTTAAGTAAAAGACCTTCATTGGAATATGTAGCGACTTTAGATAGCACTAATGTTTATCCTAACAAAACTAAAATATGGAACATTCAGCGTGATGAGTCTAACCAGTATATGTGTGCGTTCTACAATGGTGGAATTAAAGTATATGATTTAGCAGGTAATTCTAAAACAGTTACTATCGCTAGTGGTTCTAGTTATTTAACTTCAACAAATCCAAAAGAAGATTTTAAATTAGTTAATATTGCAGATTATACTTTCTTAGTAAATAAATCTGTTACACCAACAGCAGATTCAAATACTTCGGCGGCTAAACAAGAAGAGTTTTTAATTTATGTTAAAGCAACAAACTATGGTAGAGAATATTCAGTTACTTTAACTCACGCTAGTATAACTGGTGGTATTAAAGTTATCTTTCAAATGCCGTCAGGTAATGACGCAACAACAGATAGTGAATTTAGAGATTCAAATAAAATTAAAGATATATTATTATATGGTACTTCTAGTACACACTGGAATGGGAGTGCTTCACAAATAGGATTTAAAACTGTTAGAGCAGATAACAATTCTACTTTAAGTACCTCACAAGGATTAGCAAACTATTCTGGTATTACAAGTCATTTTACTTTTGAGTCGTATGATAACGTAATTTACGGAAAACCAAATAATAACAATGCTTCTTATACTGTTAGCACTTCAGATGGTGCAGGTAGTACAGCTATGTATCACATTAGAGATACAATACAGGATTTTAGTAAACTTCCTTATTATGGAAAAACAGGAGTTATAGTAAAAATTACAGGGGAAGAGGGTGATACACTTTCAGATTACTATGTTAAATTTACTGGTAATGGTGTGTGGTCTGAAACAATAGCACCTGCTACAAGTTTAGGTGTAACAAACAGTACAATGCCTCATGCTCTTATTAATAATAATAACGGAACATTTACATTTCAAGAATTATCATGGGACGATAGGGTGTGTGGTGATATTGAAACAAACTCTAACCCTTCTTTTATTGGTAAAAAAATACAAAATTTAACATTCTATAAAAATAGATTAGGAATACTATCAGGTGAAAATTTAATTTTATCTGAAAACGCAGGGTTCTTTAACTTCTTTGCAACAACAGTAACACAAGTATTAGATACAGACCCTATTGATATATCAGCGTCAGGTACACAAGTTAATACTTTAAAAAACTCTGTATCATTTAATGAAACATTATTGATGTTTTCAGATACAGCACAATATAAACTTGACCACGCAGGTGACACAATTAGTCCAACAACTGCTATACTTAATGAAGTATCTAGTTTTGAACATGATGATACAGTATCACCAATAGCGGCAGGTAGATTTGCATACTTTACACAATCAAGAAATGCAAACACAGCCGTAAGAGAATACTATGCAGATGATGACACACTAACTAATGATGGTTTAGATATAACAGTAGCAGTACAAAACTTACTACCTACTAACCCTTATCAAATTATTAGTAACACGATTGAAGATACACTTATCTTTTTACATGCAGACACCGCAGACTCACAATCTGCACCTTATACTACAGGGTCAAATGTAACAGCAACTAATGCCGACACTATGTATGTTTATAAATATTTCTTTGATAGAGGAGAAAAAGTCCAAACAGCATGGTCTAAATGGGAATTTAGTGGTGTTAAAATATTGGGTGCTTTGTCTTCAGACAGTTATGTTTATGTCTTTGCGGCAGAAGGAACAAATACAAAATTATTTAAAATAGATTTAAGAAATTTAAAAGACCCAACATTAGGTTTTAATTGTTATGTAGATTTAAAAACTGAAATAACTGGTTCATATTCTAGTGGAACAGGTCTAACAACTTTAACGTCACCTTATGGTGCAAAAACAGGACTAATAGCAATAGATAGAACTAACGGAACAAACTATGTTCTAACAAATACGTCAGGGTCAACTTACACATTAGTAGGAAACCACACAAGTTTATGGATAGGTGTGCCGTATGAATCTAAATATGTTTTAAGTCCACAATATATTAGAGAAGATACTGGTAAAGGATTAGTAGCAGTAACTTCAGGTAGATACCAAATTAGAAACATATCGTTTGACTATGAAAACTCTGGGTTCTTTCAAGTAGAAGTAACACCAGAAAATAGAACAACTAACACAACATTTATGACAGGTTATGTAATTGGTTTTACAGGAGCTCCTAACAATGTAGCGATTGCTACAGGTACACTTAGAGTTCCTATACAAGCTAGAAACACAGCGTTTGAATTACATATTAAAAGTTCTTCACATTTACCAATGCACATAGCAAGTGCAGAAGTAGAAGGATACTATCATAGACGTTCAAGAAGAATGTAATATGGAAAAATATGTACGAAATGCAGAGCTAAAAGATATTCTACACTTAGCTCCTAAGATGAGAAAAGAAGATGTAGAAGAAGTATTAGCCTCAGATAATATGAGTCCACTTGAGTCTTTAGTTGTGCCATTTACAATTAAAGGTGCAAAGATTTATAGCATTATAGGTACAAAAGAAGAAGGTGTAATAGGTATGTTTGGTTCAACACCAAGTACACAAGCAGGTTATGGTGTAGCATGGTTGTTATCAAGTACAGAACTATTTAATCATACAAGACAATTTTTAAAAGAGTGTCCTTATTGGGTAGCTCAAATGTCTGAAGGTTATACTCACTTATTTAATTTTATAGATAAAAGAAACTGGCAATCTTTAAAATGGTTACAGTTTCTAGGGTTTGAACCTAAAGAAGAAATAACAGAATTTGGTCATGCAAAAATACCATTTTTATTAGTAACGAAGGAGATAAAAAATGTGCGGAGTGAATGAAGCAATGATGGCTATGAAAGTAGTCGGAGCAGTCGCTAGTCATAACGAAAAGAAAAGAGTTGCTAAAGAAAATGCTTTTGCAAACGCTAGAGCTCGTATGACCGCAGACGCCGCTTATCTTACAGACTTAGGTAAAATTGAAACAGAAAGAGGCATGGCGGCAAGAGAAAAAGCTATTGCTGAAATGGCTGAAAATCAAAAAAGAAAAAAAGACCAAGCAACAGGAATTAATTTAGGATTTGGTAATGCCACAAGAGTTGTTCAAAATATTGGGACAATTATGGACGCTGACTTTAATCAAATTAATGCAGAATTTATGGGTGATATGATTACCTTAAATAATCAAAGAGATGACGCTTATGCAAATATGAAGCGTACTTATAATAGTTTAACCCCAGTGTATGAACCAAGCATGATGAGTTTAGGATTAGATATAGCAGGTGCAGGTGGTTCTTACATGGCAACACCAAGAGATGAAAGACGATTCTTTACTAACTATGGTGCGAAAGCGAGTTCATAAATATGGCATATAAATCAAAAGTAACAAATAAATATTTTGGTTCTACTTATGAAGGTAGACCTAATGTCGCTAAAGAATCACCTTTTAGTGAACTAGCAAGTGCTATAAATAGAAATGTTGATAGCTTTCAAGCCGCAGGAAACAATTATATTAAAGGTAAAAAACAAGACGCTATTGCAGAAATAAATGAATTATATGCGTCTGGTAAAACTTCTGATGAAATATCTGCTTTATTACTAAGTGGTGAAAATGAAACACTTTCTAATTTCTATGCAGAGTCGGCAGTGCAAGGACAGAATGGTAGATTTGCGGCGGCAGAAATGGTTGCTAAAATAAATCAATCTGTAGAAGCAGGTGAATATGATTTTGTTAATGACAACTTAACAAATTTTCATAAAAAGTTTTTAGCAGATTACAAACTTAATTCACAAGATGATAGTTTTATATTAGGTTTCTCTGCTGTCTATAATGAATTTAAGGCTAACGCCGCTATTGAAGATGGTAAGAAAAAAGGTGAATATCACAACAATCAATTAGTACAAAAATCAATTACTCTTTTAGAGACAGTTCCAATTAATGAGTATGATGAAAAATTAATTCCTATGTTAGAGTCATTAAGTATTGAAATGCCAAAACTAGATGGCAAAGGTAAAAAGAATTTTCTAGTTAATGGGATACAAAAGAAAGAAATACTTATAGGTCTTGCTAATAAAAAATATTTAACAGCTACGACTGACGCAGAATTAAATGCCGCTCTTAAAATATTAGAAATAGATAGAGGGACAGGTAGTGGTGGTAACCCATTAGGAGCATTAGTTGACAGTGATGAAACAGCACAAGCTCTTGTTGCTAACATTAATGCAAAGAAAGTAGCTTTAGCAAATCAAGAATATACAAATGGTCAACGAGCTATTGAAGCTGAACAAAAAGGTTATGTCCAACAAATTAGTGCATTGTGGTATGGTGGAACATACACTGACGCTAATGGACAAGAAGTAACAGTAGAAGCCAATGAAGCAGAAGCAGAAGTTATTATTAATGAAGCCTTAGATAAACACCCAGATTTAGTTGCGTCTTTAGTTGCAATTAAAAGTAACAATCAAGCCTTAAATTATAATGAAACAGGTATTCGTGATTTAAAAATGAGAATAATGAAAGGTGACTTTGTTGGAAATTATAAAGGTTTCTTAGAAGCCGCCGCTACCGAAGGAGCGACAAGCTCAGATTTAAGTGCATTAGAAACAGCGTTTGGTTGGGCTGAAGGAAGAGTAACAAACAATCAATACTTAGACCCATTTAGAGATGATAATATGTGGCAAGAAAGCAATCAATATCTTCATGGTATTATTGTGCAAAAAGCCGCTACCTTTGGACAATGGGATAAAGGTGTTCCAAATGACATTTTATTTAGAGACGCTTCGTATGCGTATGAACAAAAGGTAATGGAGTGGTATTCAGACATTGATAATAAAGAACCAAGTCAAGTTCTTAATGGCGGACAAGATTGGAGAACATGGAACTCTAAAAGAAAAGAATTTATGAAAAATGCTGAAGAAGAAATTTTAAAACAATTCTCTAGTGAAGATTATTTTACAGCCATGAAAAACATTATAGCTAGTGGAGACACTGACTTAATAGCCGCCGCAGTTAAAGGTGACGCCGCAACAGAATTAATTAATAAGAATGTGACGGACATAGTTACAAACATGGATACAAAGAAATTCTTTGATAGTGCCGCTAACATGTTAATTGAGCCTGAACAATTATTATTACAAAATCCTGATTTCTTATCAGATGTAAATGACCTTAATGCTATGGGTGTTTCTATCTCAGCAGAAGATTTAGCAGACATGGTAATAAAAAATAGTGGTCAAGAAAAAATAGACCTTAATGAAAGAAAACAAAATATTGCAACAAACATTTCAACATTGTTGGCAGATGGTTTTGAAGCTACATTTCCTCAATTACTATCTGAAAATGAAAGTGGCTTTGTAGAAACAATTAATTTCTTTAAAGATTATGGTGAGGATAGAGCTAAAGAAAATACAGAAACAGTTACAAACTTTTTAAATAGTGTGTTTAGTGAACTTACTGGAACAGGAGAAAATTTTAATCCTGCTGTTTTAAATGTATTAAGTGAAGAACAAATTGATTTAATTGCAGTTGCTCTTGGTGTTGACCAAGATGACTTCTTAGATGTTTTATTAAAAACGTACCCCAATTTTAGGAGAGAGTAATGGATTCAACTGGATATACTAAATCTATTGGCACAAATACAGGCACAAATAAAAATGCAATGAACGCCAGAGGGTTTAGAAGCAATAGAGAAAAGAAACAGTACGATAAACTTAAAGAATTAGAAAAACAACAACAAGCCTTAGAACGATTGCAGTCAAATGAATTTCAAAATATTTTAAAACGATATTATAGTAATAGACCTACTATGCTTGAAAGACCTGATTTTAATACAATGAGTAAACCTGAATTACTTGATTATTTTTATAATGATAGAACATGGCGTACTAATAATACTATGTCTTTAACAAGAGATGTTTATGATTTACAAACAGGTTCAGACCAAGATTTACAAGACTGGGCTATTATCAATCAAACTTTTGTTGATTTACCTAATTGGTATGATGACCCTAATAGAAGTTTTGTAGAGTGGGCAAAAGATTTTGCACCTGCAATGGTTGCTGACCCTATTAATCTTATTGGTTTTGGTGTTGGTGGACAAGCTGTAAAACAAACAGTTGCTCAAGTTGCCAAAGCAGGAATGAAAGAAATTGGTAAAAATGAATTAAAAAAACAAGCTATTAAAAAAGGTATGTGGCTTGGTGCAAAGCGTGAAGCTAAAGTTGCAGGAGCAACAATGGTTGGATTTGACGCTTTAATGCAATCTAATGAAATGACCGCAGGACTAACTGATGAATTTAATTTTAAAAGAACTATGTTAGCAGGTGGTGTAGGTGCACTTACAGGTGGAGCTATGGGTGCAGGATTTGGTGCATGGGGTACAAAAAGTAAAATAGGAAATTATTATAAAGATTTAGATGGTGAATTAGTTGATGTTAAAGCCTTTGGTACAAAAATTAATGGTGTAGCGGCAACTAAAAAAGGCAAAGGATTTCACACAGATGAAAAAGGAAATATTATTGAAAGTAATGGTGGTGAAATAGGTGTTGGTGCTAGAGTTGTTGCAGATGATAGAGGCAATGTTGGTACAGTTATGTCAATGTCTGAAGGTAAAATTAAAGTACAATTTGTATCGGAAGACGGAGCTAAAGCTACTAAGACATTTAAAGAAGATAATTTAACAGTTATTCAAGGTGTAGACGCAGACCCTACAATACTTCCCCCAGAACTAGCAGGAGCTAAACCTACTTATAATTATGGTGATAGAAGTATCGAATTAGAATTTGAAAATGATATTGCTAAAGCTCTTTATATTGTTGGTGGTAAAGGTGAAAGTGCTTCACATAAAGCCTACATGGCTTTCTTAGAAAAAGCAGGTGTTAAAGATATAGCAAAAAAAGCACAAGCTGTAAGAGATGAAATTAAAGCTCAAGCTAAAGGTGGCTCAGATGTAGCACAAGTAAAAGCAAAAGCACCTAAACCAAAAAAGAAACCTATTGTTAAACCTGATGAAAGTGAGGTTATTAAAAAGAAAGCAGATGATGTTGATAAAGCAGTACAAACTTATTTGGATAGTATTACTAGAAAAATATTTAAAAATAAAAAAAGAATTAAAAGTGATACAGCAATACCCACTTTTGAAAAATTACTTCGACAAATAGTTAAAGGAGAACTTAACTCTACTATTCGTCTTTCTAAAAGAAACATGGAAGATGTTTTAAAAAAGATTGAAGAAGCGGCTAACACAAGATTTAAAAGTTCTACACGAAAAGAAATTCTTGCTGATTTAAAATTACTTGCAGAAACCGGTACAGAAGGTGGAGAAAGATGGACAGTAGGACGTATGTTTGAAGTTAATGTCTTAGAATCTTTAGAAGCTAAATTAAAAATACATGAAAAAGCAAGTACACCTGTAGAAAAAAATCAAGCAGACAGTATGCTAGAAGACGCTTTAGATGAAGCAATTTCTGTTATGGAAGCAGTTGATAAGATTGCTACTAATATGTCTGACAATTTAGCAAGTGGTAATATTGTTGTAGGTGGAACTGAAGCAACATTTTTACGAAGAAAATATATAGCAACAGAAATTAAAAATGTAGTTAAAAATATTAAGCGTATGCCAAAAGGTGAAGAAAAATCTTTACTTCTTAAAAATATAGCTCGAAACATGAAGAATGAAAATCGAATGAATAAGATTATTCGTAAAGCTAATATGAATACAAAAGAAGGAAGAGTTCGATTTGGTGAATGGCTTAATGAATATACAACAGCAAATTTACTATTTGACGCTACAACACACATGGTCAACTTATTGTCTGGTGCAATTAGATACCAGTGGTCAATAGCTCAAGCTCTAACAAGAGGTGCTATTATGTCAAGAGCAAATAGAAAACAAGGTTTACAACAAATGGCTATGGCGGCAGATTTGTTTACAGGTCAATTTAGATTTTTTAATATTGCATTTAAAAAAGCTCAAATGAGTTGGAGAGCAAACAGAGCTATTGGAGATTCTATTGAACATAGAGTAGATGGTAGACAACAACGAAGCATGGAAATATTTTCAGAACAATTAAAACAAGAAAATAGTATTAGTGCAAGAATGTTGGGTAAAGCTATGAGTCCATTCTCTAAACTTATTTATCATTCATTAAAAGGATTACAAGCAGGTGATACTTTTATGAAACAAGCATTTAACAGAGCCGCTAGAGTAGCTAATGTCAATCAACGACTACGAACACAATATCCTGAATTATGGAATGGTAGAAAAATATTTAAGAATAAAGTAAGTGCAGTTAAAGAAGACCAAACAGTTAAACATTTAGATGAGCTTCTTAGATTTGAACAAGCTAAAACTAAACCTAATGTAAAAAGAATTGAAAAATACCAAAAGAAAATAAAAGCATTACAAGAACAAATTAAAATAAAAGATAAAGACGAATTTTCAAGAACATGGAAAGAGTTGTTTAATCAATATGAAGATGAATTTGGAAACTTTACTTCTACAAAAATGATGAACAACACAACTTTAGAAACATTTGATGACTTATCTAAACACATTTTGAATGACCCTTTATTTATTGCAAGGGAAAATACATTTACCAACGCACTAAGAAGTGACATTGTACCTGACGCTGTAGACCCATTAATGAATAACAATGATGGTTTCTCAGGTTGGTTACTTAGAAAAACAAATCAGTTACCAATATTTAAAGTTTTATTTGGATTACACTTTATTAAAACACCTGCTCAACTTCAGCGTTTTGCATGGTGGAATACACCTTTTCTAAATAAATTACATTTCCAATTTAAAGCAATGGCAGATTCACCTGACCCTATAACAAGAGCTCATGCTAAAACTATTACCGCAACAGGAACAGCGTTGTATGGTATGGGAGCAACTATGGCTATGTTAGGAAAAAATCATGGTGGTAAACACCCTGACCCAGAAAAAAAATATTCATTAGAATTTATAGATGAAAATGGTGAACCATATTATGTGCAATACAAAAGGCTCTGGCCTCTAAGTATTCCACTTCAAGTTACAGCAGACATTAGTGACATGATGAAAGAAATGCCTGACATTTGGGGTGACCCTATGCACCAACAAGCAAATGATAAATTTGGTGCTATGGCAATGCACATGGGTGCGTCTACTATGGCTATGTTCTCAAACATTATGTCAGCAAATTTAATGACGTCAGATATGTTTGATACAATAAATATGTTGTTTGATGGTGCGGCAGGATATTCTGACCAAGCCACAGAAACAAAAATATCTTTATTTAAAAAAGATTTAGTTAGAAAATCTACAAAATTAATTCCTGCTGTTACAGCGTGGAGATGGTCTAATAGAGAACTAGCAGAAGCAGATAAAGAAGCTAGGTCTATGTCAGATATTATAGCTCAATCATCACCTATAGAATTAGCAAAATTATTAGATGTAGACTTGTATCATTTACAACCAAAAAGAGACCCCGCAGGAAATATACAACCTAAAGTGCAAGGTATGTCTATCTTTGGAGTAACAAATTGGGATAACCCTTTAAAAGTTTCTAGTAACTGGTGGAAAGATATTCTTGAAACAGAAGAGGGTAAAGACAGATTAGCAAGTGTTGATATTGGTTACACTAAACCATTAAGCACAGTAACAGAGCAAGGCTATAAAATTGCTGATATGAATAATTTATATGTTACTGGATATAAACACCCTGTTACAAAACAGATGGTTAAAGGTGATGGTACACAAACTTTCTATGATTTAATGTTACAGTTAAAAGGTGAAATGCGACTTGGTGGTAAAACACTTAATGAGCGACTAAAAGAAATGTATGATAATCCTTCAAGTCAATTTAGATTGAATGTTATTAGTACACACCAAATGCAAGGTAAGAATTTAGATGGAGATTACACTAGAGAAATTATTAGAGCGTATGAACAAGCGGCTAAAGAATGGTTAATCTTTCACACTTACAATGGAAAAGAAGTTGGTAATAAACCTATTATAGTACAACAAATGGAATCAACTATGAGTTTGGTGATGATGGTTACTAGGGAATATAAAGAAGCAACTCAAAGGGATATTAAAAGATTAAATGCCTTAACCAATGGCAAAAAGACATATTAAATAAAGTACCCCTTTTAGAAGAGATATAATCAAAAATAGAGGATAATTAATGGCTAACAGTTTTGTACGTTACACAGGTAATGGGAATACTACAGCATATTCTATACCATTTAGTTATAGAAGTACGGCTGACCTTACTGCTAAAATAGCAGGTGTAGCTACTACAGCTTATGCTTTAAATGCGGCAGGAACAACTTTGACGTTCAACACTGCTCCTGCTTCAGGTGCGGCTATTGAGATTAGACGTACAACTTCACAAGATTCAAGACTGACAGACTATGCGTCTGGCTCAGTATTAACAGAAACAGATTTAGATACAGATAGTACACAAGCGTTCTTTATGGGACAAGAAGCCATTGATGACGCAGGTGATGTTATTAAGTTATCAGCAACTAACTTTCAATGGGACGCTCAAAGTAAAAGAATTACTTTAGTAGCAGACCCAACGTCTGCACAAGATGTGGCTACAAAGAACTATCTTGAAACTACTTGGTTGTCACCTACAGACAAAACAACTTTAAACAATATTAACGCAAATATTTCTAATATTAATTCTGTAAATTCTAACGCTACAAACATTAATAGTGCTGTTTCTAACGCTACCAATATTAACACAGTAGCTACTAACATTACGTCAGTAAATACAGTAGCAACAGATATAGCTAAAGTTATCGCAGTAGCTAATGATTTAGCTGAAGCAGTATCTGAAGTAGAAACTGTAGCAGATGATTTAAACGAAGCAACTTCAGAAATTGATACAGTTGCAACTAACATAGCTAATGTTAATGCAGTTGGTAATATAAATGCCAATGTAACGACAGTAGCAGGTATAGCCGCTAATGTAACAACAGTAGCAGGAATATCCGCTAATGTTACCAGTGTAGCTAATAACTCTAGTAACATTAATTCAGCCGTAAGTAATGCGTCAAACATTAACTCCGCAGTGTCTAATGCTACCAACATTAACACAGTGGCAGGATTGTCTAGCACAATTACGTCAGTAAATAATAACTCAACAAATATTAATGCGGTTAATGCTAACAGTTCAAATATTAATACTGTAGCAGGAGCAAACTCTAATATTACAGCAGTTGCAGGAGCTATTGCCAATGTAAATACAGTAGCTTCCAATGTAGCAGGAGTAAACAGTTTTGGTGAAAGATATAGAATTTCAAGTTCAGCACCCTCAAGTTCCAATGATGTTGGTGACCTTTATTTTGATACGACAGCTAACGAATTAAAAGTATACAAAACGTCTGGTTGGGCGGCGGCAGGTTCTACAGTAAATGGAACTAGCCAAAGATACCAATACACAGCAACAAATGGTCAAACTACTTTTACAGGAGCAGATTCAAGCGGCTCAACATTAGCCTATGACTCTCCGTTTGTAGATATATATTTGAATGGTGTAAAACTTGCTAATGCAGATTTTACAGCAACGTCAGGCACAAGTGTTGTTTTAGCTAGTGGAGCGGCAACTGGTGATATTTTATCAGTTGTAGCTTACGGAACATTTCAATTAGCTAACATATCAATTAAAGATTTAACAGATACACCTGCGGCTTTTGGCACAGCAGGACAAGCTCTTGCCGTAAATACGGCAGGAAACGCAGTAGAATTTCAGACTATACAAGCGTCTGAATTATCAACAGTAGGAAACGTATTTTCAAATTATAATACTATTTCTGCTGACACAACAATAACAACTTCATCAACGAAAAATTCGTTTTTGAAAGGAACAATTAGTGTAACAGGAAATGCAGTCTTAACGATTGCAGGTAATGGAACACTAGCGTTCATCTAATCATAACAATTAAAAAAGGAGAAACAATATGGCTAGTAAAATAAAAGTAGACCAGATTGAGGGAGCGGCAGGTTCTTCTATAACAATCCCTTCTGGTCAAACATTAACAATAACAGATGGTTTGGCGGCTTCTATTATAGGAAGTGGAACATTAGCAGACGCTAGAATACCAAACCTAAACGCAAGTAAAATTAATGCAGGAACTTTAGCAGACGCTCAGTTGCCAACAATACCAGTAGCAAAAGGTGGTACTGGATTAACTTCACTTGGAACAGCAGGACAAGTAGTTTCTGTTAATTCAGGTGCAAACGCTTTAGAATTTGCAGACGCAAGTTCTGGTAAAGTTTTACAAACAAAAACAGCTACAACAAATTCACTTATTCAAAGTAGTAGTAATACAGGTGGAAAACATTTTCCACAAAATAGAGGAGTATCAGATGGTGCTCAAGTAGTAAGTCTATCAATAACACCTCAAAGTACAACTTCACATTTTTATGTATGGTTTACTTGTGCTAGTGGTGCAAGTGGTAATGCCGTTAGTGTTCTAGGTCTTTTTAGTGGAAGTACATTATTAAATATAGCAAGTGGAAATAATTATGCGGCAGATGTATGTGGCTTAAGTGTTCATGGTATACAAGATACTACATCTTTAAGTGGTGCTCAAACTATTCAAGCTAGAAATTTAGGAACGCATGATGGTAGCCAACATGGAGTAAATGCAGGTGGTGGTGGAACTACTTATAATGGTGGTATAGCAACAATGACAGTAATGGAGATAGAGGATTAATTATGACAATAGAAACTAAATTAAATCAATTAATTGTAGATACAGAAATAAGTCCAAGTGTTATTTTACATAAAAAAGATGTACCTAATAATGCTAATTGGAATAGTGAAACTGGCGAATGTTATTTTGAAACTATTAATGGGGAAACTGTATCTCAATCTCAATATGATACTTGGAAAAGTGAAAAAACTATTGATGAATGGAATGTAAATCCAATAGACGCAATAAAAGCTAGTGCTAAAGCAAAGTTAATTGCAGGAGAAGCATTAACTGAAGATGAAGCTAATACAATAGTTTTATAATAAGGAGAAACTTAAATGACAAAAAACAGAGACTTAGCTGACATAGTTGGTGATATAGCTAACAATGCAGAGAAAGCCGTTGTAGTAAATGCGGCAGGTACGGAACTAACTTTTGGTGACGCAGGGTCTTCTGACTTTTATGGATTTAAGAAAACGAATGGCTCTGGTTCTCAAGGTGAGGATTTAGTTGTTCACTACACAAATGGTGCTGATAATTTATCATTAGCAAATGCTGACGGAACTCAGTCAGATGTTTTTGATGAAACATTGGTAGCAAAACGAGGACTAACATTTACAGTTGACGCAAATGGCAACTTGAATGTGGCAGTCTAACAACAACAACAATAACAAAAAAGGAAAATAAATAATGGCAACAGTAAATTTAGGAAGAATTAAGCCAGTATTCAGAGGTGCATACGCAGGTGGCACAGCTTATGTGGTTGACGATATTGTCACTTCAGGAAATGAAACTTTCATTTGTATACAGGCTTCTACAGGTAACGCTACGTCTAATGCTTCCTATTGGACAAAACTAGCGGCTAAAGGAACAGATGGTACAGATGTTGGTACTACAATTACAACACAAGGTGATATACTTTACAGAGATGGAAGTGGATTACAAAGACTAGCGGCAGGAACAAGTGGACAATTCTTAAAAACACAAGGTTCTGGTGCTAACCCAGTTTGGGGAAACATAGCAGGTGGTGCAGTTAAAAATGTATATTTGTTTCAAGAAAAAAATACTTACGATTTTGCAAACACAACTACAAAAATTGTGACTTCATCTAGCATAAGTCCTGTATCAACAGCAAGTAGATTTATTATTCAAGGTCAAGCTCATGGTGCTACTCAAGATGATGGTGGTGCACCAGTTCTTGAAGTATCTTCAGACAATGGTTCAAGCTACTCTACATTACATGAAGGTGCTGTTTCATCAAACAGAACAAGGTCTGGTGGTGGTGCAGGTTTTTGGAGAGGAGATGCAGATAACGCTATTGAATTTCAAGCGTGGGGTATTTGGCATCCAAACACTACAAACAATGTTAAATTTGCTCTATCAATTAGAGCAACAAATAATAGCGTTAAAATAAACAGAACACACAACGATAATAATACAGCACACGCAGGTTATAGAGGAATTTTATCTTTGTTAGTTACAGAAGTAGATGGTTCAGCAACAAGTACAGCACCATCTGTAATACAAGTATAGGAGAATAAATTATGACAAATAAAATAACTTACGAACTTTCGGATTACTTAAAAGAAACTTATGGTAATGATGTTTCATTTAGTATTAAAAATGCTTCATACAATACTGTTTGGACTAATGAAAAATTAGAAGAACAGTTAGAATGGGGAGATACAAACTCTGATGCTAAACCTACATGGGATAGTATTAAAGATGATTACACAGCTAAAGCAGAAGCAGTTAATAAAAATACTGATGCTTTACAAGCTAGAAAATCAGCTTATCCATCTATGGCAGAGCAACTAGATGACATTTATCATAATGGAGTTGATGGTTGGAAAGCTAATATAAAAGCTATTAAAGACGCAAATCCAAAATCAGAATAATAAACAATAATCAAGACGTAAGAGAAAAAATAAAATGAAAGACGCTAACGAACTGAACCTTGAAGTCGAAAGAATTAAAGGTGATATAAAACTTATCAATCAGTCGCTAGATACAATTAAAAACAATCATTTATTTCATATTGAAAAATCAATCGCTTCTATAAACAAAGTATTATGGACTGTAGGACTTATGGTCTTTGGTCAACTAGCAATAGTTCTTAGAGATTTTATATTCTAATGTTTAAGATATTTGCAACTGTTTGTTTTCTAGCAGTTGGTGTCGAAGAACAAAATCTTTGTATGCAAGGATACTTACCTTTGACTCAACCAATAGTAACAATAGAAAATTGTAATCAATCAATAAGAGAAATATCAGAATATATAGACGAAGATTTTAAACAAAGAAAAATATCAATTTATTTTGAATGTAGGAGAGACACTTATGGCACTACCAATACTTAATTTACTTAGCTTTGGCATAAAAACTGCGGCTAATATTTATCAAACAAAAAAAGAAACAAAAGAACTCGAAGCAATAGCTGAGAAAAAACATGTAGAAAGAATAATAAAAGGTGAAGTCGAATATAAGAAAGCTGTTATCGCAAGTAACGATAATGGTTGGAAAGACGAATTTGTATTGGTACTTATTTCCATTCCTATTTTGTTATTGGGCTATAGTGTTTTTAGCAACGACCCAGATATTCAAGTTAAACTAGATTTATTCTTTGCAAATTTCAACAACCTACCATTTTGGTATCAAGGATTATTTATTGGTGTCGTGGGTTCTATATATGGACTTAAGGGTGTTGATTTAATGAAAAGGAAATAATGAAAATATCAGAGAACACACCTGTATCTATGCCTATGAAAAATTTAATTAGCATAGTGTCAGCGTGTTTAGTTGGTGCATGGTTTGCATTTACAGTAGTTGAAAGATTAAATGTAATTGAGACTGAGCAAAAACTTATGATGTCTGATTTAGAATCAGCAAATGAATTTATTGTAGGTGTACCTAAAGGTAATATGGTGTCACCACAGATACAAGAGCTTTTTATGCTTGTTGAGTTTGTAAGTAAAAATCAAGACAAACTTAAAACAGATGTAGAAGCTGAATTACCAGAAATTAAAGCATTAAAATTGCAAGTTGCTTTTCTTGAAGAACGATTAAAAAAAGCAGAAGAAATAATAGACAAACTTAGAAACAACGGCACACATTAAAGGAGAACAATATGAAGACTGCGTTAGTAATTGCATTACTTATGTTTACACAGGAGAGTGGTGATAAACCATACGAATTTATGATTACTGATTCAATCGGAAAATGTTTGGAGCTTAAGCGTGAAGCTGAAAGAAATACAAACCCAGATAGAATAAGATGGAGTTGTAGAGAAGTCATGGCAGAACTAGAGATAGTTCATGGCAAATTACACATTAACAAAATAGTAGAGGAATAAACTAATGATTATATACGGAAAGACACCTGCTGATTGGAAAAACGAACTAATTTATCAGGCTAAGAATAACAAAAAAGCTATTATTGCTTTTATTATCTACTCAGTAATACTTATCGCAATCTAATATGGCTAAAGTACCTAAGTATGGTGCAGTAGTTGACTACGAAAAAACAATAAAAGGGACTTCCATTGGTCGTAGACCAAACACTTCAAGCATGAATAAAAACAGGAGAAGACAAGGTGGAGCAAAAAAATATAGAGGACAAGGCAGACCCTAATATAGAAGACATTATAGAAGAGTTACCTAAATTACTCGTAGCACACGCACATAAAAAATTAAAATCAGGAGAAGACTTAACAGCTTCCGAAATGAAAGTATGTTTAGATGTATGTAAAGCATACAGCAAGACAACCATAGGAGAAAAACCTGATAACATTTTAGATACAGTACCATTTGATACAGATGGATAAACGAATAAAGAATTTTAAAAACTTTTTGTACTTATGTTGGCAACATTTAAACTTACCAGAACCAACTAAAGTTCAATACGATATTGCAGACTATCTACAATCAGACGAAAAGCGTCTGGTTATACAGGCATTTAGAGGTGTAGGTAAATCATGGATTACTTCAGCCTTTGTATGTCACCAATTATTACTTAATCCACAAAGGAACATATTAGTTGTATCAGCGAGTAAAAGCAGGGCAGACGATTTTAGTACATTTACACAGCGACTTATTGCTGAAATGCCATTACTACAGCACTTACAACCCAGAGACAATCAACGTCATTCAAAGGTTAGCTTTGACGTTGCACCTGCTCTAGCGTCACATGCACCTAGTGTTAAATCAATGGGTATTACAGGACAGCTAACAGGTTCAAGAGCAGACTTAATTATTGCAGATGACGTAGAGTCCGCTAACAACTCGCAAACACAACTTATGCGTGACAGGCTTAGTGAGACAGTAAAAGAATTTGACGCTATTATAAAACCAAAAGTAGGTCGTATTGTATTTCTAGGTACGCCACAAACTGAAATGTCTTTATATAACTCTTTAGATGAAAGAGGCTACAAGACAAAGATATGGACAGCTTTATATCCAACTAAAGAACAGATTATTGGTTATGGAAATAAACTTTCTACTATTATTGGTAATGTTTTAAACAAAGAAGGACAACCAACTGACCCTGAAAGATTTAATGAAATAGATTTGATGGAACGACAGTCAAGTTATGGTCGTTCAGGTTTTAACTTACAGTTCATGTTAGACACTACAATGTCTGACGCAAACAGATACCCACTTAAACTTAATGATTTAATTGTGTTGTCTGGTTGTTCTACATGGACAGAAGCTCCTGCAAAAATACAATGGGCTTCAGGACAAGACCAAATCAAAGCTCTTGACCCTGAGTTACCTAATGTAGGACTAAAAGGTGATTACTTTACTTCACCATTATACATGTCAGACGAATATACAAAATTTGAAGGCACAGTAATGTCCATTGACCCTAGTGGTCGTGGTGCTGATAAGACAGCTTATGCTGTTCTTAAGATGTTACATGGTGTTCTTTATCTAACTGCTATTGGTGCATTAGATGGTGGATACAATGATGAAACTTTAAAACAACTTTCACAGATAGCTAAGACACATGATGTTAATTATGTAGTCATAGAGTCTAACTTTGGTGATGGTATGGCTACAGCGTTGTTAAAACCTGTAATGGCAAACATACACCCATGTGAAATAGAAGAAGTAAGACACAGCATACAAAAAGAAAAACGAATTATAGATACCTTAGAACCTATTATGAATACTCATAGGTTAGTTATAGACGAAGGTCTTATTAAAGATGACTTTAGGCTAGAACCTGACCACCAGTTGTTCAGACAAATGACTAGGATTACAAGAGATAAAGGAGCTCTAAGGCATGATGACCAGATAGACGCCCTAGCAATAGCGGCTAACTACTGGGTTGAACGTATGGATAGAGACCAACAACTCTCATACAATCAACACAAAGCAGACCTTGTGGACGCAGAGTTAGAACAGTTCATGGAGAGTGCAATAGGTCGTAAAGTCCGCTCTAACAGGTGGATATAGTACCCATAGTAGACAACATGAAGGAGCTAAATGAAATACAGAGGCTTAATATACATGTTCTTTTTCGTATACTTACTGGCAAGTTGCTTTGCTAATAAAGTACACGCAAATGAATACCAAGACAGTTTTATAGAGACAATAAAAGGGTGTTTAAACGCCCATACAAAGCCCTCAGAGGCTATCGTACCTGAAGACCTAGTGATTGCTCAGGCAATAATTGAAAGCAACTGGGGTCGGAGTCGATTTGCTACGGAAGGCAACGCTTTATTTGGTGTAAGAACCTATAATTTAAGTGTACCGCACATGAAACCTAAAGACAACCCTGACGTTAAATGGGGTGTTAAAAGATATAAGACACAATGTGACTCAGTAAATGACTATATATTTATTATTTCTAACTCTCATCACTATGAAGAGTTTAGAAAGTTATTATTACAAGACGTTGACTACATACAATTAGCCAATGCCTTAAAACCATACAGTGAAAACAAAGACTATTCTAAGATACTTATTAAAGTAATTAGATTTGTCGTAATGAGGAATACATAATGAAACCAAACTTTGAAGAGTACC